AAGAGAAGGAGCTGCAGGAATTGATTGCGAAGTTATATTCCTAGCATTGGATCAGCCTAAAGATGTTAGAAAACTTTTATCACTAGAACTTACAGGAGCTTGGGTAAATGAAGCTAGAGAATTACCTAAACAAGTTATTGATGGATTAACACACCGAGTTGGAAGGTATCCTTCTAAAGCAGATGGTGGCCCTTCCTGGAGAGGAGTGTGGATGGATACTAACCCAATGGAAGACGATCATTGGTGGTATGATATTTCTAAAAAAGGAAATTTACCAAAAGGAAAATTTGCCTGGAAATTTTATGAGCAGCCTGGAGGAGTAAGAGAAGTTACACAAGATGAATTACCAGAGATGCCTGAAGCTAATGGATTTATTTTTTCTGCAGGTAGTTGGTGGAAAGAAAATGAAAAAGCAGAGAACATAAATAATTTACCAGATGGATACTATACACAGATCCTTGCAGGAAAATCTAAAGATTGGATTAGATGTTATGCTGAAGGTAAATATACTTTTGTCCAGGATGGCAAACCTGTATGGAGTGAATATGATGATGGCTCTATGTGTGTTGAACGATTAGAACCAGAGCCTGGTGTACCGATTGTAATTGGATTAGACTTTGGTTTAACTCCTGCTGCTGTCTTTGCTCAAAGACTTGGTAATGGTAGATGGCACGTGCTGCATGAATTAGTAACCTTTGATATGGGCCTAGAAAGATTTGGTCAAATATTAAAATCAGAAATAGAAATAAAATTTCCAAAATTTGATTTATCAATATGGGGAGATCCTGCAGGTAGCTCAAGAGATCAGATCTATGAAGTAACTGCATTTGAACATTTAAAAAGTTTAGGGATCATGGCAAAGCCAACTGCAACGAATGATTTTAAAACTAGACGTGAAGCTGTTGCAGCTCCTATGACAAGATTGATCCAGGGCAAACCAGGATTTTTAATTGATAGCAGATGCAGCAGAACTAGAAAATCTTTAGCAGGAGGTTATCACTATAAGCGAGTACAAATATCTGGCCAGGAAAGATTTAAAGATCAGCCAAATAAAAATCAACACTCCCACGTTGGAGATGCTTTGGGTTATTGTTTATTAGGTGGTGGAGAATTTAGAAGATTGACTAGACCAAATCAAACTGGATTTGTAAGAGCTGCACTTGCTAAACTAGATTTTGATTTATGGTAGAATTACAAATCAAGCATATTGAAAACTTAATGGGCCTGGATGGTGTCAATAAAAAAATTACACCTTTCCACCCCAAACATTTATGGTTGATAAATTTGCGAGAACATGAGAAGAAGTATTTTGATTACATTCCAAACTATGAAAGTTACCTGGCTAAAAATACAATTCATAATGCTTCTTACACTGGTTTCTATTATGGCACACCAGTTGTATCCTTTGGCCTAATTAATATGTTTCCAGGAGTTGCAGAAGCCTGGCTAATACCAAGCAAAGAACTAAATAATATCAGAGTTGCCTTACCTTTCCACAGGGCCACTAAAGCTTTTTTTGATAATGCGTTTGATTTATTCAATTTAAGAAGGATTGAGTGTACAGTTGATGTTACCAATAAAGATGCTTTGAAATGGATTGAAACTATGTTATTTACGAAAGATGGCATAAAACAAAAATTTGGCCCAGATGGTCATGACTATGCCATGTATAGTAGATTAAAACAATAGGAGAACATTTATGGGAGGAATAGTATCTAAACCAAAAGCACCACCACCACCTGCTCCAGTTGAAGCTGATGTTTCTGCAAGAGAAAAAGCTGCTGAAAAAGCAGAGGCAAAACAAAAGCAAGAACTTTCAAGACGAGTAAGAGCTAGAGCTACTGGAGGAAGAAGACAACTTATTTCTCAAGCTAGACAAGACGCAGAGCTTGGAGTGCCTTTTGGAAGATCTGGAACTTTAGGCTACACTAGAAATGTCTAAAGCAAAACAAAAATACAAACGTAATCCTAAAAATAGGAAAACGTTAAAGGAGCAACGAGATGCCAAAAGTAACAACTAAAGATGGCAAAGTAAGACACTTTGCTTATTCAAAAAAAGGAACTGCACAAGCTAAAGCTTTTGCTAAAGCTTCTGGTGGAAAAATGGAAATGGATATGAAATCTGCTATGAAGCGAAAGGTAGGTAAAAAAAAATATGGCTAAAAAAGGATTATACTACAATATAAATCAACGTAAGAAAAAAGGGATCTCAAGGCCAAAATCAAAATCAACTATGTCAAGTGATGCTTGGAAAAGAATGAAGAAAGGGTTCAAGAAAAAAAAATGATTGTATTTGGACACACACCTAGAGAATGGAAAAGGAGAGCTAAAGAACATAAAACTTGTTTAGCAGCTCTTGTTGTTTCATTTATTTTAGGAGCAATTATTTTCTAATGGTCGCAAAAAAATATCAAAACCCTAAAGGTGGATTAAATGAAAAGGGTAGAAAATATTTTAAAAGAACAGAAGGAAGTAATTTAAAAAGACCACAGAAAAAAGGAACAGATGGAAGAAGGGTATCCTTCGCAGCTCGTTTTTCTGGAATGAAAGGGCCTATGAAAGATAGCAAGGGTAGGCCTACAAGAAAAGCTTTGGCACTGAAAGCTTGGGGATTTGGATCAGTAGCTGCAGCTAGAAACTTTGCTAATAAAAATAAAAAGGCATAGATATGTTAGACGCAAAAAAAATATTAGAAAGAATTAAAAAAGCAGAAGGTAAAAAAGAATTATGGAGAGATATTTACCAAGAGTGTTATGAATATGCCTTACCTCAAAGAAATCTTTATGATGGATATTTTGATGGTGGCACTCCTGGACAAAGAAAGATGTCAAAAGTTTTTGACAGTACAGCTATTCATTCAGCTCAAAGATTTGCAAACAGAATTCAATCAGCTTTATTTCCACCATACAGAAAATGGGTAAGACTTCAGCCAGGCAACGAAGTACCAGAAGAAAGAAAATCAGAGATCCAGGTTGAACTAGATAAGATGAATGACAAAATGTTTTCTGTATTAAGACAAACAAATTTTGATTTAGCGATTGGAGAATTTCTTTTAGATCTTTGCGTTGGTACAGCTTGTATGTTGGTATTACCTGGAGATGAAATTGAACCAATTAAATTTATTTCTGTACCACAATACTTAATTGCTTTTGAAGAAGGAGCTAATGGTGCTATAGAAAATGTTTATAGAAGATTAAGATTAAGAAATGATGTTATTAAAAAACAATATCCAGATGCAAAAATTCCAACAGAATTTCAAAAAATTATTGATGAAAAACCAGAAGAATATACTGAACTGTATGAAAGTACAATGTATGATGATAATGATGGTTTTTATCACTATTGTGTAATCTGGAAAAAAGGGCCAGAAAAAATTGTACATAGAACTTTTGAAACTATGCCATGGATCATAAGTAGATACATGAAAGTTGCAGGAGAGATTTATGGTAGAGGCCCATTAATTACAGCTCTGCCAGATATTAAAACACTAAATAAAACAGTTGAGCTGCTACTTAAAAATGCAAGTTTAAATATTGCAGGAGTTTATACAGCTTCAGATGATGGAGTATTAAATCCACAAACTGTAAGAATAGCTCCTGGTGCTATCATTCCTGTTGCAAGAAATGATGGCCCTACAGGCCCAAGTTTAAAACCTTTACAAAGATCTGGAGATATTAATTTATCACAGTTGGTTATAAACGATTTACGAATGAACGTAAAAAAAATCATGTTAGATGAGAGCTTGCCTCCAGATAATATGAGTGCGAGATCAGCTACCGAAATTGTAGAAAGAATGAAGGAACTCTCACAAAACCTTGGATCTGCATTTGGTAGATTGATTTCAGAGGCTGTACTCCCTTTAGTTAGAAGAACCTTGGCTGTTATGAATGATCGTGAGATCATATCTTTGCCTCTGAAAGTTAATGGATTAGAAATCAAATTGCAGCCGACTTCTCCACTAGCTCTCGCACAATCAAACGAAGAAGTACAAACTGCTATGGGTTGGATGCAAATAATTCAACAGCTAGGGCCTATGGGCCAAATGGCTGTTAGAATAGATAGGGTTGCAGATTTTGTTGCAGATAAACTTGGCATACCTGCAGAGTTAAGAACTACTCCACAGGAAAGACAAGAGATGATAGAACAAGCTCAACAACAAGCTCAAGCAGCACAAATGCAACAACAGCCAGGAGCTGAACCACAAACACAAGAAGAACAAGTGAACGCAGAAGCACAGTTAGGATAATATGGACAATTATGATGATTTAGGTTGGGAAGGTTTAGATTTCCAAAATAAAATGGAAGCTGTTGATGAACAGAAAAAAAAAGACAGCTTGTATGCAAAAATATTTAATACACCAGAAGGTAAAATTGTTTTAGAAGATCTAAAATCAAGAACTGTAGATAGTCCATCCTGGTATCCAGGAGCAGATGAACATTATGGATATGTTAGAGAAGGACAAAACGCAGTTGTAAGAGAAATCTTACAACGACTAGAACGTGCTAAACGAAACTAAATAGGAGGAAACAATGGCTGAAGAAGCACAAGCACAAACACAAGAAGAAACAAAACCAAATAGTTTGGTTGAAGAAGCAAGACAATCAATACCAGAAGAAGAAAAAGCTCCAGAAGATAACGAGCCTATTTCTCATTTAACTTCTGATAAACCAGAAGACGATAAACTGGGAGAAGAACAAAAAGCAGATGATGCTGATGAATACGAAAGACCAGAGTATTTTCCAGAAAAATTCTGGGATGAAAAAGAAGGCCCAGATATTGAAAGCTTGGTAAAATCTTATAACGAACTTCAGAAAAAATTTAGTCAAGGTGGCCATAAAGCTCCTAAAGAATACAATACTGAATTTTTACAAGAGCAACAAGTAGATGCAAAAGAAGATCCTTTGGTAAAAGAATATACTGATTGGGCCAAGAAATATGGAATAACCCAAGAAGCTTATGAGGATCTTGCTAAAACATTTATTGAAAATAACATGGCAGCAACTGAAAGAGTACAAGCAGATCTTGTAGAACAAAAAAAAATGCTTGGTAATAAAGCTGACGAAAGAATAAGCTCTGTTATGAAATTTGGAGATGTTCTTAAAGACAGAGGAGTATTATCAGATCAAGAGCTAGCTGAATTTGATAATATGGCAGGAACTGCATTAGGCATTAAAGTTATTGAAAAAATTAGATCTTATTATGGCGAACAGCCTATTCCAACTGTTGAACCAACAGAAGAATTAGGTATGTCAAAAGATGAAATTAGAGCCATGGTAGCAGATCCTAAATATGGTAAAGATCCTGCATTTACTATGAAAGTTGAAAAACTTTTTGAAAAAGCTTTCCCTGGAGAATATAAACCAGGATAATACGATTTCATTATAGCTCTCAATGAAACACTAGGGTTGCACAAAATACTTGTTGCAGCCCTAGATTTTTGATATATCCAAATCAAGAAGATAACCGAATTTTTTTTGGCCTTCAGTTTTTTAGCTGTAGCCTTTTTCCAAAGACAACTACGCAACGTGTAAATAAATAAACTAACTATGTTTAAAAAAGGAGAAAAACATGGCAATAAATATAAGTAATGCGTTTGTTACTTTGTTTGATGCAGAAGTTAAACAGGCTTACCAGGGTTCTGCCCAGTTAAGAGAAACTGTTAGACTTCGTTCTGGCCAAAGCTCCAACACTGTAAAATTTCCAAAAATTGGAAAAGGTGTAGCAACAGCTAGAATACCTCAAACAGATGTAACTCCATTAAACGTAACATATTCGCAAGTAACTGCGACTATGTCGGATTATAACGCTGCTGAATACAGCGATATATTCCACCAAGCAAAAGTTAATTTTGATGAAAGAAGGGAATTAGTAGAAGTTGTGTCTAAAGCTATCGCTAGAAGACAAGATCAACTTGTTATTGATGCTCTTAACAATTCATCAACTTCATTAACTGTTGCTAAAACAGTGGTAACATCTGGATCTGCTGCTGCTTCTAACTTGAACGTTGGTAAAATGATTGAAGCTAAAAAGCTTCTTGATGCAGGTAACGTTCCTTCAGAAGACAGATACATGGTAATCCATGCAAATAACGTTGCAGGATTATTAGCAGATGAAAGAGCTATCTCTAACGACTTTGCAGTTAAGGCCCTATTAAATGGGGAAGTTTCTGCTATGCTAGGATTTAAAATAATCGTAGTAGGAGATAGATCTGAAGGTGGCCTACCATTATCAACTAACGACAGAACTGTATTTGCTTTCCACAAATCAGCTATGGGTATGGCTGAAGGTATGGGGATCAAAACAGAAATCAACTATGTACCAGAGAAAACTTCTTTCTTGGTTAATAGTATGTTTTCAGCAGGTGCTGTTGCGATTGATGATGAAGGTATCGTAAAAATAACTTGTGACGAAAGCTAATAGAGGAGGATAATTATGGCTTATACTAAAGCAAATCTACAGCCGATTGGTGGACAAGCTAAAGCAGGCACAGCTCCTCAAATGTGGAGTTACACTGCACCAGGCACTGATGCGATTGCTGATATTAATACAGAAGGCTACTTCAATGGAGCTGCTGATGTATTAAAAGTTGGCGATTTAATTCATGTTTGGGATGCTTCAGTACCAACATCAACTTTGGTAACTGTGTTATCAAACACAGGATCTGTTGTTGATGTATCTGATGGAACAGCTCTATCAGTAGCTGACGCAGACTAATAAACACTACATGGGATAGGGAGATTAATTTCTCCCTACCCATTTTTTTAATTTAAGGTAAAAAGATAGTATGGCAGCAGGAGATACAAAAGTTTCAATAGCGAATAACGCATTAACCTTATTAGGTGCTAATACTATTACTTCATTCACAGATGGATCAAAAGCTTCTGGCATAGCAAACAATATGTATGAGTTTGTTAAGAAGCATACTCTTTCAATGTATCCTTGGAAATTTGGATTAAAAAAGGTTCAACTTGCTAGAGATACAGCAACACCAGTAAATGAGTGGGATTATCAATACACACTTCCAACAGATGCAGTATCTAGCTTACCTGTTGCAGTATTTTTTTCTGGAAATTCTAATGCTCCAAAAGAATTAGATTTTGAAATCTATGGAGATAAATTAGTTACTAATTCAACAACAGTTTATATTGATTATGTTTATGATGTAACAGAAGGTAATATGCCAACTTATTTTGTTACATTATTGGTTTATCAATTAGCTTGGCATCTTGCTGAACCTATTACAGATCAAACTACAAAAGCTGATTATTGGAAAACTCATGCTTTGGGCAATCCTTCTGACCAGGGCAGAGGTGGATATTTTAGAACTGCAACCCAAATTGATGCTCAAGGACAACCACCAAATGTTATTGAGGATTATGTTTTAACTAATATAAGATAATGGCAGATAATGAGAATATTGTACGAATACAAACAAACTTCACAGCAGGGGAGTTTGATCCTTTATTAAGGGCCAGAGTTGATTTAGATCAATACAGAGCTGCTGCTAAAACTTTAACTAATGTAATTTGCTTACCTCAAGGAGCTGTAGAAAGAAGACCAGGATTACAATACATAGACACAATTCCTGCTGCAGCTAGTCCACAAAATGGAACAAGATTAGTTTCTTTTGAATTTTCTACTGAACAACAATACGTATTTTTATTTGTATCAAATAGATTATATATTTATAAACTTGGAGAACTTGTAACAAATATTAATGGTACAGGTAACGATTATTTAGATCTTTCTTCAACTGGTATTGCTTCATCAAATTTATCAGAATTATATTTTTTACAATCTGCTGATGTTTTAATAATTTTACAACAAGATATAGAACCAGTGCAAATTACAAGAGGAGCTTCTCACAGCTCCTGGACAGTAAGTAATATATCTTTTGAGTATATTCCAAAATATGCTTTTACAATAACAACTGCTGCAGGATCAACTTTTGCATCTCATACTCATTTAACTCCTAGTGGAATTGAAGACACAATAAGATTAACTAACAAACCAACTAATGGTATTTTTTCAGATCCAGAAAGTACGTATGTAAATCAATACATCAATGTTGAACCCTATGGAAGAATTAGAATTGTAAAAAAAATTTCAGATGATGAACTTGAAGGATTTGTTGAAATACCTCTAGCATCAACAGAAGATATACCAGTTGCAGATTGGGAATTTGAAAGTGGATACGAAGATGTTTGGAGCAGCTCACGTGGATGGCCAAGATCTGGAACATTCCATGAAGGAAGATTATTTTTTGGTGGATCTAAATCTAGGCCTGCAACAGTATGGGGATCTGTAGTTTCAGATTTTTTTAATTTTGCTCCAGGACAACAATTAGCAGATGAAGCTGTTGAAGCTACTCTGGATACAGATGAAGTTAATGCTATCAATGCTATTGTATCAAATAGAGATTTATTAGTATTTACTTCTGGTGGAGAATTCTTTGTACCACAAGGAAGTTTAGATCCTATTGAACCAACTAATATAATTTTTAAAGTTACAACAAGAACAGGATCAAAAGCATTAAAACCAATATCAACAGAAAATGCAACTTATTTTATACAAAGACAAGGTAATCAATTAATAGAATATGTTTTCCAGGACACAGATGTTAATTATAGATCTCAAAATTTTTCATTGTTTTCATCTCACTTGGTAGATAATCCAGTTGATATAACCCATGTTAATCCTACAAGTACCAGTAGGCCTCATACAATAATATTAGTAAATCAAGATGGAACTATAGCTGCTTATCCATTTATTAGGTATCAGCAAGTTATATCTCCTTCTTTATGGACAACAGAAGGATTATTCAAAACAGCTTGTACAGATTTTGATGAAATTTATGTTGTAGTAAAAAGAACAATAAATGGATCAGATGTTTATCATTTAGAAAAATTTGATTATGATTTTACCACAGATGCAGCAACGCAATTCTTTGGAGCAACTTTACCTACAACAACTACAGTATCTGGATTATCTTATTTAGAAGGAGAAACTGTAGATATTGTTAGAGATGATTTGGCCCTGGAACAAAAGACAGTAAGCTCTGGTGGTATTACAATAGATGTAGCTCCAACAGAATATGTTGAAGTTGGAATACCTTACACTCCAATAATTGAAACTTTACCTGTAGAAACAAGATTACCAAATGGAAATGTACAAGGATTTTTAAAGAGAATTACTGAAGTAAATCTGATATTAAATAGCACACAGAGCATAAAAGTTGATACTGAAGAAGTATCATTTAGAAATTTGGAGAATTTGAATTTGGGTAATGGAATTGAATTTTTTACTGGAATAAAAACTGTACAGCCATTAAATGGATTTACAGAAGAAAGTACATTAACAATAACACAAACTAAACCTCTATTTTTTACATTGTTGGGAATAGAGTACAAGGTAAGTATATAGGAGGATAAATGGCACAATACGTAGCAGCAGGAGCAGCAGTATTTTCAGCAGTAGCTCAATACAGAGCAGCTCAAGCAACAGAATTACAATATCAAGCTAAAGCAAAACAAGAAGAATTAAAAGGTAGAATAGCTGCTGTCCAGGCGAAAGAAGATGGAATAAAAGCTTTGGAAAACACTATTGAACAAATGGCATACAATACTGCGTTTGCAGGGTTTGGAAATACAGATCCATTTTCTGGAAGTAAATTAGGTGTTGGAACTAAAATGGCATCTAAAGGAATTGAAGAATATAACTTGGCCCAAACTAATGCACGTATTGCAAAGAACATGGGAGAATATCAAGCAGCAATAGATAGATCTGCAGGTAAGACTGCTAAAAAATTAGGTTATGCTCAAGCAGTAGCAACATTAGGAACAGGGATATATCAATACAATCAATTAAGTTAATATGGCAACAAGAAAAATTACATATAAACCTTTAGGAGTAAGATTAAGATCCTTACCACAAGTACAGCAAACAGGGCTTGCTGAAACTAGACGAGGGTTATTAAATCTTTCACAAAAATTAGATCAAATTTCTGCTATGGGTTTTAAAGAGTATGGCAAAAAACAAGCTATAGCAGGAGCTGAACAAGGAGAAACATTTAAAGCATACAAAGTAGAAACAGATGAGCTTGGCAATCAAAGTATTAAATTTGCTGATATGCCAGAACAAGGCACAGATCCATATAGCCAGGCTTATTATAAATCTGCACAAACTGCTGCTAAACTACAGATCAAATCTTTATTTGAAAAGAAACTTTATGATGCTTACACTTCTAACAGAACAGATGTTAATGGATTTACTAAAGCATCCCAGGATATTAAAGATGGATTATTAGAAGCATTAAAAGAAAAAAATCCACAGCTCTATAATTATTTTGCTTATGATTTTGAACAATCAACAATTCCTTATGCTAAATCTGTTTATACAAATTGGTCTAGTGGTAAGAATGATATTGAAACTTCTATATTTCAAGGAACAGTTAATTCTGGTCATGCAAATAATATTATTAAAGGAGCTGCCAAAGGGGATGATGGATTAGCAAAAGCAGGAGCATTTGTTAATAATATAGTTGGAGATTTTTTTTCATTAGGGCCAAAAGATGAATTTATAGCAGGCGACTTAATATTTCCTAAAGACAATTCAAGATTAGGAATTAAAGACAGTAAATCTATTAGCAAAGATATTGACCATGCAAGAACAACGTTTCAAAAAATTTATTTAGAAGAAACATTTAATCAATTTAAAGGTAATGCTCCTGCTTTAGTAGAAGCTATTGATAATGTAAGAAAAGGTACATTTAAAACTAAAGATTTTTTTCAACCTATATTTTCAAAAGAAGGAACAGTTATAGGTGTTGATGATATAACTGTTGATAAAATATTAGATCAAGAAGAAAGAGAAAAACTAGCAAATGATTTATTTACAATATTTAATAATGAAACAGATAGAGTTAATAAATTATATGAAAATGATAAAAAATATTTAGATCTAGGAGCTGCACAACAACAATCAAAAATATTATTAAAAATTATAAACTTACAGGATGTTGATCCAGGCACAGATACTTCTGGATTAGAAAAAGAAATAGAAAATGATATTGAAAATTTTAAAAAAATTTATCCAACACAAAAAGGATTGGAGTTTGCTAAAACTTTAAAAGAAACATACTTCAATAGATTTAATGCAGATGATGATACTCCTGGTGTAAAAAACAGTTATATGGAAGATGCTAGAGTTGGTATGTTGGATAATAATCAATTATTAAAAGACAATAGATTAACAGGAAAAACAAAAGCTGAAATATTAAATTCAGCTAATTCTTATGATATTGGCGATAAACACTGGACAGATCATAATTTATACAAAGATGGATTAAATATTATTAATGGCCTGGAGAGTACCTCTGCTAGTGGATCTGCATTATTTTTTAGTGGAGATAATAAAAACAAAGAAAAATCAGATAAGCTTACATTCTTATACAGAAAAACTTTTGAAGATATTATTGATACAAAAGGGATTGGTATGGGAAGAACAGGTAATAGAGTTAATCCACTAGATGTTGCTGATACAATTAAAAGATTAGATCAAGAAGGTAAATTAGTTATTACAGAGGCAGATTACAAAAGGGCTACAAGTGGTAAAGATCAAGCTACTGGTAATCCAAAAATAACACAATTCAACAACATTAAAAAACTTAAAAACAATATAGAATTAAAACTAGCAAAAGAAACAAACGATACAAAAATAAAAGAATACCAAACACAAATAGAAACTTACAAACAACAAATGAAAGAAATTGAGGAGAGTATTCCTGGAGGTATTCAAGATATTGAGAACAAAGCATTTAAAATGGATAAATCTCAAGTGTATTATGTAACTGATAATGGATCTGTAGAAATATTATCATCAAGAGTTATTTATAATTTACTTTATAAAAATACTTATAATATTATTACAGATACTAGAGCTGCAGAATATCAACAAATGTTTGAAGTAACAGGAAGTAATTAATGAATAGAAAAGATAAAATTACAGAAATAGAAAGTACAGAAGGTTTAGCAGATACAGAAAGATTAGTTGCTTTACGTTCTTATGAAAATGAACGTATGCACCCAACTAATGTACGTTTAAGAGAAGATAAAGAAAACGCATTTAAAAATATTGAAACTGCTTACAATGATGGAAATTATCAGGCAACAGCAACATTAATAGAAAGCAATAGAGATATTTTAGATGATGAGTTTGTAAATGAAAAAGTAGAGGAAGATAGCAAATTAGGAAAAATATTTAAAGAAGGTTATAGGATGGTTGGTACTGCAGTTGAAAGTACATTAAACAACGTCTTTGAAGTAACTGATGATATTGTAAGACTTGGAGAAAAATATGGATTACCAAATCTTTATATCCAGGTTAAAGATGGCCAAGTTAATTTTTTAACTGAAAGACCAGAAGATGTTAATGTTAGACCATTAGAATTTGTAGATGATCCAGATAGTTTCTCTAGCAATGTTGGTCGTTCTCTAAACGAGTTTCAAAAATCTTTCTATGAAGGTGCTGGAGTTATAGGAAGACTAGTAGGTAGCCAAGATTTAGAGTCTTGGGCTAAAGGTCTAGAAGAAGAACAAGTAAGAGATATTGCTTCTTACGGCACACCTCAACGTACTGCATCTTTAACTGAAGGGCTAGGCGAGGTTGAAGATATTTATGACGATAAGGGTTTAGGGGCAGCAATAGAACGAACTGGTCTTCTTCTTCAAGATATGTTGGCTAATGCTGTTGGTTCTATTGGTGTACCTATTGCCGCTAGTCTTGCTGCTTTACCTGTAGCTGCGGTAGCTGGTCCTGTTGCAGGAGGTACTGCACTTTTTCTTGCTCCATTTATTGCAGGGGGTGTAGCTGGTGCTGGTCAGATAAGAGAAGAAGCTTTAAAACTAGGCGCTGATCCTGAAAATGTTGATCAAATAGCAGCAGGTGGTGGTGCAGTTGTCGGCTTATTAGATAAGATAGGGGCTGGCTTTGCCATTAAAGCATTAGTAAAACAATTTGGTAAAGAAGCTGTTGTTGATAAGTTTGCTGAAGATGTAGGAAAAGATGTTGCTAAAGATGCTGTAGATAAAGCATTAGAGTTTTCAGTTCAAACAGCTAAAGGTGGTGTAAAAGCCGGTGTAGCTGAGTCTGGTACAGAAGCTTTACAAGAACTTACACAAATAAGTGCTGCAGGTTTAGCTGCTGATAAAGGTCTTATGCCTTATGAAGGTGCTATATTAAGAAACCGTTTGATTGATGCAGCAGCTTTAGGTTTTATTGGTGGTGCACCTATTGGTTCAGCATCTACTGCTGCTGGTAGAGCATTGCAAGTAGATAGCATTAATCGTGCTAAAGAACTTGAAGAACTGACAGAGAAGATACGTAAAGGTGTGCAAGATGAGGAAACAGAACTAGCTTCTGGTTATGGTACTTTTACATCAGGTAAGGGGACAAAACTTAGAGAGTCTAGAGGTATTGTCTCAGGTTTATATCGAACAGCACTTGCACCTCTTCAAGCTTTTGCTAGGAGAAGTGAAGAAGGTGGTCAGATATTTAACGCACTAATGAATTATCCCACAGAAGTTAGTGCTGCTGTTGGTAAAGATGTAGAACAATTACGTCCTGTATTTGATAATTTACGCAGAAGTTTTCGTATTCCTATTCTACAAAAAGAAATACCTCCAGAGATTAGCAAGAGACTTTATAAAGCTTATGTTAATAATACACCAGACCAAGACCCTAGAATTAATGAAGCAGTAGCTGAAATTAAAAGAGTTTTAGGAAAAGGTGATATTGATCCTGATACTGGTAAAGTTAAAAAAAGGGCTGTACTAGATAAGTCAACTTTAAAAGAATTTATTTTTAAGGGTAAGGCTAATCCTAAAAGTGAAGTTGTAAAAGCTATAAATAGAGGGGATGTAGCTAGACAAGACTTGCTTCCTCTTGTAGAAGCTTTAACATCTTTAACACAACAGTATGAATCTAGAGTAGCTGCAGAACCTTCTAAAAGGTCTGAGATTAGAAATGAGATAATCAATTCTGATCAGTTTAAAGCATTAGAAAATACAGTTGTATTTGAACCAGCTAACACAGGTAAATATAAAGAACTAACAGATGCAGGTATTTCTTTAGGCTTTGAAGAAAATTATCTTCCTCGTATGTATAAGACGGGTCCACTAGCCCGTCGTAAGATGCAGAAGGTATTACAGGATAGAGGCTATAGTCGATTAGAAGCTGTACGAGTAACTGATGCTATTGAACGTAATGAAGGTATCTACGATCCAGATAAAATTAATCTAACTGTAGGTGCACCAGAATCAAAGAAACTTTTTTCTTCTGAAGAAGCATTTGAACAAAAACGTACTCTTACTCAAGAAGATGTTAATGCTCTAGAAAATGCAGGTCTTGTTGAGACAAATGTAGAAAGTCTTCTAAGTAAATATTTTCTAAATGCAAATAGAAGAATACTATCTCAAAGACTAGCTAATCAGATCAATGAAGCAGTTCCTAAATTAATTAAAGATAGGAACATGTCTCAGGTAGAAGCAAATCAAATCAAAGCTGTATTTGATGCTACGCAAGATAAGTTAAATCCTCTTTCAGATAATAGCTTCAAAACTGCTCAGAAATGGTTGCTAACTTCTCAGTATATTTTAACTCTACCACTAGCAGGTCTTACAGCTTTATCTGAACCACTAATTATTCTATCACGCATATCTCCTAAGTATGCTTTGTTCGGCGCTATGGATGCAGCATACAACACTATACGTCAAGGTAAAAGAGCATTTATGCCTCGTACATCTCTCACTGCAAAAGAGAAAGCATTTAGAGGAATACTTGAGGGTATGGATGGAGCGATGGCTGATCGTTTTGGTGATCTAGCTGGTGTTACTGTATCTCGTAAAGTTACTAACGCATTCTTTAAAGCTACACTACTAACAACAATTACTCAGATTAGTCGTGATATAGCTTTTCAAGCTGCACGTAGGCAGATGAGAGATGACCTAGCTTCTGTCTATAGCGGAAAGAAAACAAAGGGTGTAACACAAGCTAAACGCAGACTACTAGAACAAGGTATTGTAAATCCTGAATCAGATACAATTCGTAATTGGTTTGAAACTGATCCTCGTTCTGGTGTACCTGATCCAGATATTATTCGTAAAAGCATGGCAAAGACTGTCAATGAATTTATCATGGCACCTAATGCTGTAAACCGCCCACTGTGGATGAGTGATCCACGACTTGCTGCAGTAGCACAGCTAAAAGGATTTATGCTTACCTTTGGTAATGTGGTTGGTGGACGCATGTGGCGAGAAGTTATACGGCCTATTTATACAGCACAGAGACTACCCGTAGGTGAAGCACTAAAATATGGGGTAGCTTTGTCTGCTATTATTGCAGCCTCTCTAGCTATCCAAGGGTTGAAGGATGACATTAGATATGGTGATGACGAAAGTCCATTTGATCGTCTTGATGGAAGAGACAAAATTCTAGAAGCTATTTTAAATACTAATATTATGGGAGGATTTACTCTTCTTTATGATTCATTAAAATCTAGAGAATATGGGTCAAACTTCTGGGCATCTCTTTTAGGACCAGCAGCTTCTAATATATCTAATGTTTTAGAAGGAGGCTATGATTATACTATCAAAGGAAATAGTAGAAATATTTCTAGAGAAATAGCTAATCTTATTCCTCTTCTTAGAAATATTCCAATGGCTCGTGATACTAAGAATTATTTTGTAGATTATGTAGAAGAAAACTTAGAAGAATTTCGTGACAATATAGTAGATTTTATTGGAGACTAAAAATGCCGGAAACAGCAATGATATGGAACTTACTACTTAGCATCATTGCTGGTGCTATGGTGTGGTGGGTGCGAGGAGTTAATACACGCATAGAAGAAACTCGTGTTCTTATTAGCCGTACTCGTGAGGATATAGCTAAAGAATATGC